GGGCTAGGCACAGTGTATGTCAATTCCTTAAATCCTGCAACTTCTGGATATTTTGATGACTCAGTAACCTTCAATTCACTATTCTATGCAATGACAGCTCAGAGAGCCAACAGTCTCCCTGAAGCAGCCACACTATACAATGAAGTTGCCTCAGAGTTTGTGTCATTTGCAGAATCTAGACGCAAGGATTGTTTGTTTATTGCTGATCCATTAACAAACATCTTAATTTCCGGTGGAATAAAGACATTATCTGACCCCACCAAAACATTCACAGCTGATATATACTGGCCATTAAGAAACCAATTTGCAGTAATAGATTCAAGTTATGCCTGTACCTTTGCAACTGTGGTAAGAGTAGCAGACATTGCTTCCTCTTTGCAAACATATGTTCCATTCTCTGGATTTGCTGCAGCTTCAATGGCCAACACTGATACAAATTATCAACCCTGGTATGCTCCTGCAGGATTTACCCGCGGTGTTGTAGGCGGCATCAGCGACATTGCCTACTATCCCAAACAAAAGCAGAGAGATGATCTCTATAAGGTCAACTTGAACCCTGTGGCATTCTTCCCTGCTGAAGGGTTTGTAATCTTTGGTCAGAAAACCTTACAGAAGAAGCCCAGTGCATTTGATAGAATCAATGTACGCAGAATGTTCTTGAATCTAGAAACTGCAACACGCAATACAATGAAGTATTTTGTGTTTGAGCCTAACACATTGTTTACACGCACTCAAGTTGTCAATACATTGTCACCCATCTTTGAGAATGCAAAGAATACACAAGGCATATATGACTATCTAATTATTTGTGATGAGCGCAACAATACATCAACAGTGATTGATGACAATGCACTTGTCATGGATGTGTACATTAAACCAGTAAGAACAGCTGAGTTCATCTTAGCTAACTTTTACGCAACAAGAACAGGAGTAAACTTTCAGGAGATAGTAACCTAAAGAATAAATAAATTTTATGTCAGACGTAAATCAACTAATTACAGATTTCTATAGAGTAGCTCAAAACCGCGAGTTCGCTCGTGACTATGCCTTCAGAGTACTATCTATCAATACCGGTGGAGCTAGTACAGTTTCATTTGACAATGATGACTTAGTATATGTCAAAACAGCAACTCTACCTGAGAGAGCCATCACTAATGTAGCAGTTCCTTTCATGGGATTAAATTTCAATTTGCCTGGCAATGCCACATATCCTGGCAGTGAAGCTTATACACTAACATTTTACGCTGATGCTCAATCAAAAATCCGTCAGAAATTTGAAACATGGTCACAAGATGTCTTCAATGACGGAACAAGCACAGGTAATTACTTTGCTCCCAAACAGACAGCAGTAATCGATCTTGTTCAACTGGACAATCAGATGAACAAAATAGCCCAGTATCAGTTGGTTGGTGTTTCTGTTAGAAGTGTTGGTCCATTGAGTTACAACATCTCTGATGGAACAGGTAACACCATTGAATTTACTGCAACTATCTCCTATCATTACTGGAGAAAAACAAGCTAAGTAATTCAGTCTTTTCTTAAATAATTAGGTGAACAATCCGTTTACCAGTGCTCTACAATCATTAGGTAATAATTTTACCGACATATCAAACGGTACCAACTCTCTATTTGCCCCACAAGTAATTGATTTATTTGGATTTAATCTCCCGGGTGTACCTTTAATAAGTCCCAGAGATTATTTTCTCGTACAAATGGAATCATGGTTCACATCCATTCCAATGTCGACACAGTGGATGATTGTAATAGATAATTACCCCCCTGCACTAAGATCGCAAATAATACAAGGAGTAGAGAGAACTGACGGTGCAAGAAAAGGCTGGGACATATCATCCGCTAAAACAATTCTTGCAAGTTTTCCTCTTCAAAAAATTATAGGATGTTTATTTGCTTATTCTATTACTATTCCAGTAGAAGAATTTGCCATGGAATCAATATCTGTAAACAATAACAGAGGGTTTCTACCTGGAATATTAGCAGGCAACAGATCCAATACACCACCAGAACTATCAATTGAGTTTAGAGAAACAAACACATCATTTATTGATTTTGTTCTGAAACCATGGACAATTCTTACATCTCATTTTGGATTAGCAGCAAGACCTCAGGATACCCCCACAACAAAAGACCCACTCAACATGAAATGCAATATGACGCTGTTGCAGTATACAAGAACATTCAATGGTATCTCCATGATTCCGAGAAAGGTCTATACATTCTTCAATTGTGCACCATATTCCATAAGCACACAGACACTGGATTTTTCAGAAGAAAAGGAACAAATCTATACAACACGCTGGTCTTACAGTAATTACACAATTGAGAATAACTTGTACTTGCCTATAGCCGACATTGTTAATAGAATAGCTAATGGTGAAATACCTAGAGTCACATCTTTCCAAAACGGTATTGGCTCTATAAATCCATTAGGATTTTTATAATGCAATTTCATTTAACATTTACTCAACCCTCCACAAACAAAATCTTTACAGTAAAAGAGCTCACCTTTGAGCAATATAGGATTTTAAACAAATTCATTGGTAATAAAAACAACAAGCACATAGATGAATATTTTAACCACATCATAGAGAGCAATTCTAATGCAATGTTACTCACAAATTTTGACAAATTTTTACTGTTATTCCTTCTAAGATTAGCATCTATATCTTCAGAAGTAGAAGTATCTTCTGGAAAGTTTACAAAGAAAACATCCATCATACCCATTTTTACACAATTGCAAAGTCTGAGCAAATCATTTAAGCGCACTTTTACACATGATAATTTTACCCTTGAAACTGATTTGCCCAAAAATTTATGCTTCAATGATGTGTATGATCCCTTGTGCTTCTCAATTCAAGAAATTATCATCAATGGTACCCCCATCAACTACAGCAGTCTCTCAGATGAGGAAAAAATTATAATTTTTGAAAAATTACCATCTTCCATAATTTCAGATTTAAGAGCTTATCAGAATGAAGTATCCTCTGTGTTCAAGCAGTGTGAAATTAAGCTCTTTGATAGTGATCAGTCTTTTATTATCTCACCTTTTGATAATAATATGTTTGAATTCATCAAAGTGCTCTTCACCACCAATCTAAAAAGTCTTTATGAATTACAGTACATATTAGTTAGCAAGCTGTTTTACTCTGCAGAGTATATTGATAAGAATACGTTAGTAGAAAACCTTATCTTGAAGAACATTTTAGAAACTGAAATGAACCAGCTCAAGGAAGAGCGGCAGAAGAGCGTTGAAAACAAACCACAGGGTTATAAATAGGATATATGGATAATTTTAATAATGCTCTCAATGCTCTAAATTCGCTCTCAAAGGATTATGAGATCTTTGTACCGTCATTAAACAAAAAATTAAAATTTAAAGATGTAACAACAAAACAACAAAAGAATATTGTCAAGTGTGCTCTTGAAGAAGGCACTGCAGGATTAAGCTTTATCAACTTAACCAGTGAAATAGTTCGTGACAATTGCAATGAACCCTCCTTACTACTAGCCTCTGATAAGAATTTCATCCTCACATCTTTGAGAGCATTGTCAATTAGCCCAAGCTTCAAGCCTTATGATACAGATACAACTGTCGACCTCATGGTCTTAGTCAATAAGAATATAGCTACACCTGATATTCTCAAAACAAGAGAAGTAACTGATGGCACAGTAAGCATTTCAGCTGCCATTCCAACAATAGCAGAAGACATTGCCATTAATAACGAGACAAAGAAAAAACTGCTACCAATTACTAATACGAGGGACTTGACAAGAGAGGCTCTCGGTGAAATGTATATTAATGAAATTATTAAATACATGAAAACAGTAAAAGTTGGCACAGAAGAGATCAAGTTCAGTGAACTGACATTCAATCAAAAAACACAAATTGTTGAGAAGATACCCATTTCGCTGAATGCTAAATTGATTGATTATATCAATAGCGTCAAACAATTTGAGCGAGAACTGTTAACATTACCTGATTCCAAGACAGTCATCACAGTAGAACCCACTTTCTTTACAGTATAAAGTTAAAACTACTGTTCCATCTTAAATATATTTGATGGACGATGTTACACAAGATCTTATAAATGATGTATCCACTCTTAATGATAAGATGGACTATGTTGTAAAGTTTCTAGATTCCAATTATGCAGAAAATAAAGATGACAAGGTAAAGAAGAGCAGGATATATGATTTAGTTCAAGAAAAAGAGCAGAAAGAAACACTACAAAATACTCGATTTTCAGCTTTCAAAAGAAAAGAACGGCAATATCAAGCAATGCCCTTTGTGTTTGATGGTGTCACTAGTGAAGGTAGGAAGCAACTTAATAAAGCTCTTAAGAATATGCTGCCTGGTGCAGATATCCCCGGAATAAAAAAAGCTGGTGGTGCAGGTGGCATGCTTGGTGATTTGCTTGCAGCTGCAGGGCTCGGCTTGGGGCTCTTGATAGGTGCATTTGTCTTTATCTCACAAAGAGCAAAATTTCTATATGACCTAGTTAAAGAAGCATTTGCAACAATGGAAAACTTCTTTAAAGACATCAAGGAGTTTCTTGTTCCTACAAAAGACAAATTAAAATTCAATGATTTATTGAGAGACATGGAGGAAGTGTTTAAACTTTCCCCAGAAATGAGAGCAAAGATACTCGCTGACAAGGAGAAATTCTTTAAAGACTTGGAAGCAATGTTAAAGATAGATCCCAAATCACTTGAATTCAAGTCTCTCAATGACCCCAAAATACTCAAGGACTTGGATGAGATAGCCAAGATGTATGGAATGCGTGTTGCTGATTTAAAAACAATCCTAAAGGGTGAACAAGATTTTATTGGTCAGCTCAAAATGCTCAATGCAACCCATCAAGAACTGGTACCCAATATAAAAATAATGCTTGAAAGAATCAAGCAGCTTCCACCTGAAATATTAAAACTGAGCCCCAAAGAACTTGATCAATACATCGTTGAACTACAAGCTGCAAATGAAGAAACAAAATTAAAGTTATTGAATGACTTAAAAATATTCAGAAAACTCAGATTAACTCTACAAGCCCCCACACTCTCTGAAGCTGAAATGTTTGAATTGAGAGGATACATTAAGAAGTTTGAATATGAAACTTTAAAAATGTCTCTTGCAGATTTAACAAACATCATAGAAAAATTAAAAGACTCTGGTGCAGCTGATAGTACTTTTGTAAAATCCTTAGAAGAACTCAAAAGATTAAAGATTGAAGGATACACACTGGAGGAGTTGCGCAACCTAAAAACTGACATTGAATTGTTCAATGTTGAAATCGCCAAACGCAAAACATTATTTAACCTGTTTATCAGAGATTTAAAAGAAATGGCTGCAGCCATAACACCCAATTTCATATTGGAGATGCCCGCTAACATGAAAACTTATCTGGATGGACTTAGAGCAGAACTAAGAATTAGCATAGATGATTTTAAAGCAGCATTCAAAAGCTGGGGAGACAGCATAAAAACCTTTTTCAGTGAAATTAAGAAAGATTTACTTGCATCCATGTTCACAGAACAGGAAACTGCAGCCATGGGTGCCAAGATAAAAGAATACAGACAAGCACTAAAAGGTGATATGATAAGCATGTTGGATAAGATAACAAGCATGCTTGGAGTAGCAAAGCCAGGTGAACTAGCTGCATCTGAGTCAGTTACAGCTGCCATCGGTAATTTTATTGGAACTGTTTTTGTAAAATTAGGTGATTTAATTAAGACCGTCATGGAGATACCAGCGGTAAAAGCAGGTATGGGCATTGCAGATAAATTCATAAAAATATTTGGTGTATTGTTTGCAGCCATAGACGACATCTTACCCCTGGCATTAAAAGCAATCAAAGGCGAAGATATTCCCAAGGAAATGCTTGTCACAAATCTCACACACTTTGCATTACAACTATTAGGATGGCTAGGGAGCTCAGCCTTCTTCCCTTTAATTTTTCTTGACAAACAATCATTAGAACCACAAATTAAAAAATGGCTAGCTTCACAAGATGGAATGGAATTTTATGGTAGGTTATTTTCTAGTGTGGGAGATGTAGCTTATAAAGCCATGATAAGTATGATGAATGAACTGTTAATTCAATTGCCTGGCAAATTGGTAGCATGGGTGGTTGGGTTATTTGACAAAGGTGCAGGTGAAAAGATAAGCATGTATGTTCAAGGTGCAAAAGAAGGTGTAGATGAACATTTGAGAGACTTTACTTTTTATGATCTTGGTGATAAGATTATCACAGGTCTTTTGAGCTTTGTGGATATGGCTCTTGAGGCATTAAAAAAACTTCTCACCCCTGAATGGTGGCTTGCACAAACCAAGAAAAAATTAGCTGATGCACAACCAGCTCCAGAGTCTGTTGAAAAGGCAGGCGCTGGCATACCAGCAGGTGGATCAGAACAGCCACCTGGCCCTGTGGCAGGTGATTTGATTGATGATGGTGATAGAATGCTGATTGCAGGCAAGAACAGAGTCACCTTCAGAAAAGATGATGAAATCTTTGCCATCAGAAAAGGTGGCCCCATTGATAAAATATTTACCTCATCTTTCAACACACAAACCAATGAACTGAAATCTTCATTTGAAGGCATGTCAACCACCATGGCCAGAGAGATGGCCAAAAATACAACCAGGTTGGAAGCACTTGTCACCCATATCAAGCTTCAGAATGAATATTTAGCAAATATTTCCAAGAGCAATCAAAGCATAGCTGAAACACCATCACAAGCAGTGAATGTAGTAAATCAGTCTGTTAGGAATAACGTTAACATGGATGCACTCACTTCATCAACTTATAGATCTAAATTGGGGCGCGCCCCATTAATAATGTCTTAAATATTTAAATGGCAACTAACCTCTTCAATGTTGATGCTACAGGCACCCCAGGTTTTGCTGTGGGTGTCAGCAATGCTTTCATATCAACAAGCAATTCAAGCCCTGGGAAGAGCAGTGTTGGTAAAACCTATTCTGTGGAGAGCAAACCCCCCACTTTAAAGCCAAACTCCAACAGACCCATCAATGTAGTCAGAAATTTTCCCTGGACATACTCTAAACCTGGTGATTCAGGTCGCTTTCAAGTGCCAACAATTGTTCTCAATGAAAAGAGGCTAAAAACTAATGCACTTGTTTCACAAATAACTTCTTCAGGTGGAGCTGCCATACAAGGCATAAAAAGTATAGGCAACTATCTCAACAAAGTTGGAATAGGGAATAATGTATCAACATTTCTCTCCAGCTTGGAGGCCATTGTCAGTCAAACTATTCAAGAGCAAGCAGCCAAGAACCCTGTTACAGGCAGCATTGTTTCTGACATCAAGAGCTTGACACAGGATGAGAATCCACGCATGGAAGATGACATGCTCAAAGCATATAAAGATCTCTATCTAACAGAACCCACAGGGTTTTCATACTTAATGCCATATTTTGAAGATTATCTCAACTCTTCTGTCAACATTTTCGGTGATGATTCACCAGGTGGTGTATTCAGTGGCACAAAAGATATTGCTGTGAAGAGTGGTGGACTGTTGGGCATGCTAAATACTCCTTTTGAATTCTCTTTCCAGGAAAAAGCAAAATTTTATAATTTCAATCAAGAAGGTGAAACCATAAGCTTTAGTTTTCCTTTGATCAACACAGGGTCTGCTACATTTGATGAAGTTAAACAAAACTGGCAGCTGATATTCTTACTTCTCTATCAAAACAAACCTTCCAGACTCAACAGAACCATAGTTGAACCACCAGTAATATATGAAGCCATTATTCCTGGGCAGAAGTTCATACCTTATGCATACATTACCAATCTGCAGGTCTCCTTCAAGGGTGCACGACGCGCTTTGAGTTTCGGGCTACCCACTGAATTGCAATCTCTGTATGCAACTACCGGTACCGATGAATACTTTGAATCCATATCCCACACAACTCGAACCATCGATGCCATCATACCTGATGCATACTACATAACCATTACACTCAAATCTCTTCTCTCCGAAACAAAAAATTTCATGGCTTATGCACATAATCTTGCACCAGAGCGCAACCTAGTAGAGGTCACAACATCTGCAGATAAAGCTGCAACTGCAGGTACAACATATGGCATAGGTGACTTTGAATCAAGACAGTTCAACTCCAATATATTAGATCCATTTGGCAACAGTCAAAATACTGCAACAACTGAACTTTTGAATACTGTGGGTGAGAGATTAATTGGTTGATTGAAGAGCATTTAAAGCTCTTTTTATAAATATTAATATGGATTTAGGCACCTACCAGAACAAACTAAAAGATTTGCCTGCTCTATCCAGACAAAGATATGAAAATATTTTCAAAGTGTACAAGAACAACAGGGGCCAATACTATTATAACATCAATAAGTCCATAGGTTTTCCTGAAAACATCGATAAAACCAAGATTAGCTTCATTACTGTCAAGCAAAAACAAGCATGGACCACAATAAGTTACAATGTATATGGCACCATAGAGCTGTGGTGGTTAATATGCCTTCTTAATAAAATAGAGAACCCCATTAAGCTACCAGAACCAGGAACCGTTCTCAAGGTTCTAAACTATGATGCCCTCAATGATGTGCTAGTTGAGATACAAGGGCAAATCAAACAAACATGATAAATGGTGATTCATCTTTTTTACAGGAATATCAGTTCAATGATTTTCCATACCAGATTAATAACAACTTCTACGTATTCCAAGTTAGCCTTATTAATTATGATGGCAGATTAAAGGTTCTAACTCCCCAGATCATAAGAGAACTGGTAATTGAAGATGATTTAACTGCCATATTTCACAAAGGCTACATAGTATTGGACAACAAATATGATAGTATTGAACGTACACCCATCATACAGCAGAAAGACCTCCTATCCGATAATTTAAAAGATTTTTTCATGAAAGGTGACTGCCGGGATGTTTTGCGTGTCACTGTATTGCCTAAAGTTATTCCTGGCCCTGCAACAACATATGATGATGTAGTATTACAAAGTTTTTTACTCGATTTTGAATTTGCAGTATATCACGAGGAGGATGTAAGAGATGAGAACGTTGACAATAAAACTAAAAAACTATATTTTTGGGATTTAAATTATGAAATTTTAAGAGAAAAAAACTCTTATTATGCTACTAGCAACTTCATACCTGATCCAGGCGTCACACTACTGTCCAACAGTGACAGGTCCATTACAACTGGTGCAGCCATTTCTGGTGCTTTGCTAGATGCACTCCCGGTCACAGAAGGATACAAAATAAATATAAGCAAAGATTTTGACCCAGGCGCAACAACCATATTCTTCTCTGCTCCTGCACAATACAAAGCAATAGATACAATAAACTATATACTTGATAGACATGTGTCTAGTGTGGACAACAAATTCGATCCATGCATTTTAAGGTTTGAGAGATATCCAAGAGAATTCTCTTTGATTAGCATGGCTGATTATTTCAAGGGAGCGGTGCAAGGACAAGGACAAAATGCCATCCCAGGCAAATATTTCCTAGAGGATTACAAAATTGTAGGCTTTGATAATCTACCTTTTGAGGGAAACCAAAACATGTCCTTTACGCTGAGCAAAGGATTTTCACCAAAATATGCACCTTATTTCAATACCATAGGCAATATAGACACATATTCCTTTGATAATATGTCCGGTCAATTCACACAAGATGAGCTAGTACCCAAGATAGTTAATTTCTACGGCTATGGTGATAAGATATTTGAGATTGATAGTGAACGCAATTCCACCGCAAGCAATTTTAATGTAATAAAAGACAATTACTGTTCATTTGGCGGTGATACAACCACATCTAAGATGCAAAATATTCTACCAGGTGACTATCGCGATAAAAATAAGAATGTGCGTTATGCTTTTGCTAGTGTTGAGACAAACTCTGATCAGAGACTATCTCTAGGCAGAACAAAATTTCTATATGATTATATTTTGAATAGCAATTTGTTCATCTTTAAAGTAACAGGATCTACACACAGACAAGCAGGCAGATTCATATCAATAAGCAGAGACACCTCCATACCCTTATCTGATTTTGATAAAAAACTTCTGGGTATATATTTAATCGTCAATGTCAAGCATACCTTTCGAAATGCACTATATACAAATGAATTGGTCTGTGTGAAGGCCTACATAGAGGATAACGTATTTCTTAACCCAACGCACATATGACACCAGGATTTTCATACAATATAAATAGTAATTCTGCTAGTGCACTAGCAGCAACACAAGGCACACTTGCACCCAATCAAGAAAAATTGCCAATAAAATCCATACTACCCAAAATGGCAGATATCAATTTTTCATCCAAATTGGAACTCCTCAAGCAAGATTCAAATTACGTTAGCATAATGAGTAATATTGAGAATCAGATTAATATTGCAGTGCTATATTACAATATCTTACAATCTGGTGATCCTGTAACTGATTTTGCTGAATTTTATTCTGGATTAAATAACAAACTATTTGACTATCTTGACAGTGATTTCATAGAATTTTGGTCCAAAAGATATGACAGTGCAATAGAGCCCGTAAAAACATTAGTCGAGAAACAAATCAACACTAAAAAGAACTATTATAAAAATATTAGCGATTCCATTGGTCTCCTTGTCAACTCAGATAATAAAATTGATGATTCTACAACCCCCGTTTATGACTTAACCTGCGGCATCTATGGTGCACCAAACTACATACCTATTCAACTAAGGAATAAAGTGTCACCAATAACAAAGCAAGTGATAACAGATCTGAGTACCAAAACTAGCTCTCTCATGAGAGTTAATTTGCAAAATATTTACTTTGTAAGCCCCAATGATGATCCATACCAAGATTCGACCCGCCCTCATGGAACAAATTTAATAGCTGACTACAACTATTATGTGAATTATACCAGCGCTCTCAAGACATTCTACCTGAGCCTTGTAGGGTATTACAGCAAATTTTTTGAATATGTAAGGTATCATAATAACATCGGCAACTTTACAGGCTGCAACTTACGTGACAGCAAAACTAATGTACAGAAAATGAGCAATGCTGCATTTCAATTAAAAGTTGAAAATGGTAAACCATATGTTGACCTGTTGTTAAATGAAATATTTCCTGCAAGAAAATCAAAAACAATAAAAGATTCTATTTCTGCACCATTAACACAGAATAACGCATACACCAACACAGCAACAAATCAAACCAATCTAGTACCCAACATAACAGAGATGTCTTTTGCTCTTCCTATTAACAAGCTACCTGATGCTCAAAAAGCATTAACTTCCAACCTCTCAACTCTCAATATCAACCCTGCAGATTACTTAAAATCAATCAACATAAACAAGTATGCACCTGATTTTCTATTTGGCAATTTAACCAACATCATCCCATCTGGACTATCCAATTTAAATATTCCTAATTTTATGGAGTTTGCACAGATACCAAATTTCATTACATCCATAAATCCAACACAAATATCCAGCCTAACAAATTTGGCAAGTCTAGGTAATCTCATTCCTGGAGGTGTATTTGGTAGTTCACTAGGTACTATTGCTGGTGATTTTAGCAAGGTTGTAGGAGCTGCAAGTCAGCTTGCCAATTCCATTGGAGGTGTAGCTAGTTTATTTAATGGCGGATTTAAAACAGATCCAATGAGCGTATACAACAGTCTGAAAAGTGTAAAAGATATTATTTGCAACTTCCCCATACCTGATTTAAATGGCAGCTTGAATTTTGACTTTAATTTTGATATTAATTTTGATGAAATAGAGAGAAAGCTTTTAAACCTCTTCCCCAAGCTGGATATATCTCTATCTAGCTTTGGTGAGATATTTGATACGCTTTCTTCAAGTATTCTGGATAACATAGAAAAAACATTTACCGATTTATATAAAAACCTAACAAGTTGCGGGTAAATCAAGTATCAATTGTCTTGATGTCTATGGTTTTTGCTTCATCAATCTTACCCAAATTGTCCATTAACATCTTGAACACTTCTTCTCTGGTAGCAAGCAATTTTTGAGTGGAGTCTTCTTGTTTCAAAGCTTTTCTAGCTTCTATATCCATCTGTTTAACAGATTTTATTGTGTCGTTCTTTTTATCACTCAAGTTGATCTTGTTGAGAGCATCCAATGCAGTGGCTGTAGCCTGTACAAGTTCAGAGAATGATGCCACATCCTTACTTTCTGGTGATGAAATGATGTAATCCTTGACATTCTTTAACATTGCTAAGCTCTCCTCAACCAATGCACCTGCTGTTTCAACAACAAATTTCTCTAAATTCTCTTTCTTGAGAGGATTCTGCTCAGTTTCAACTTTCTTAGCTGCTTGCTGTGCTTCTGTTAATTGACTCAACAGATCCCCCACCATTTCATTAAGTTCTTCACTCATAACAGTATTTATTCCATTTGATTTCATATACACTTATAATATAATAAGACTATGAATTCTGATCTTAACCTCACATACATGCCTGTATTACTATTTGAAAAGACGCACCCAGATGCCAAGCTCCCCAGCAAGAATCATGATTCTGATACAGGTTATGATGTGTATTCCATTGAAGACAAAATAGTACCCGCCAGAGGGTCAGTTGTAGTGAATGTTGGTTTAAAATTTGCTGACATTCCAGAAGGATATTGGGTAAAGGTTGAGAGCCGGAGCGGCTTAGGATTTAAGCACGGTATCACCGCACATCCAGGCATCATTGACAATGGTTACAGAGGTGATGCAGGTATCAAGTTATACAATTCAACAGATGCTCTGTATGAGATCAAAGCAGGTGACAGAATTGCACAGTTCATAGTCTACATGAACATACACATGCAAGTTGAATGGGGCACAGGACAAGCTTCTACCCGCGGTGAAAAAGGTTTCGGTTCCTCTGGAAAATGAACCTACAAGAAATTTCAAATCTTTGGGTCGAGAAGTATCGACCACAAAAACTAGATAGCTTTGTCATTACAGATCAAAATCTAGAAATAGTAAATAGTTTTGTCAATAACAAAGAAATTCCTAATCTCCTATTAGCAGGCAAGCAAGGTCTAGGAAAAACAACTTTAGCTAAAATACTTGTCAAAGACATTTTAAAATGTCAATATCTGTATATCAATGCCAGTGATGAAAATGGTATTGAGACTATCAGAACAAAGGTAACTAGCTTTGCCCAGACCAGAAGCATTGATGGTGGTATTAAAGTTATTATTCTTGATGAAGCAGATGGTATCTCATTAGATGGTCAGCGTGCACTAAGAAATACCATGGAAGAGTTTTCCAATTTAACAAGATTCATTCTGACTGCTAACTACAAATATAGAATTATTCCTGCTTTGCAAAGCAGATGCCAGAATCTGGATGTGACACCTCCACTGGACAAATCTATCAAGAGATGCATAAATATTCTGAAGACAGAAAAGATAGAAATAGATGCTGATCAAAAGTCCATCTTATTTGACTTTATAAAATCATATTATCCAGATCTTAGATCATGCATCAATGAACTTCAAAAGTTTTCAGTTACAGGCAAGCTTAAGATCCACAGTTTTTCAAATAATGAATTGTATGAATCAGTGTTCAAAGAGATAGTAAGCAAGAATATTAATATATTAAGAAAGATACTCATTGAGAATGAGAGCATATTCAACGCAGACTATGTTCTGTTACTCAGAGGACTTTTCAAGTACATAGAAAACAAGCAAATGGATGCTGACTTGAAGAGAAAGTATTTACTAATAATAGCTGAGCATTTGTACAGATCTGCTTTTGTTGTGGATCAAGAGATTAATTGCTTCAGCTGCTTCATACTGATGGCAGACCCAACACTATTCTCAGTTTTTCGGTAAATACATTGCCGTGTACACAGCAGGATCTTTTTGACCTTCAGCAGGCACAGCAGGGATCTTGATATTTTTGTCTGTGAGCTCTCTGTCACCAGGCTGCATCTTACCTCCAACATCAGAAAACCCTGTTTGCTTCTGAGGTGTCAGATAATTGCCTGTATCTGGTAGCTTCACTGGTATTGGGTCAATCTGAACTTTGTTATCATATTTGAATTGATCAGGAATGGGTGGCAGATTGGGGTAGTCATTCTGATGCACGAGTAGATTGGATGGAACTGTGACAGTCTTATTGTAGTCAAATGTGCCTGGAGCTATTTCAGGTACAACCTCTATTGTAAAACCATAGCCAAAATTATCTGGATTGCCAGCACCCATTACTGCAGGTGTGAACGATTTAATGTTCTTAACTCTTAGATTTAACCCTGAATCAATGAGATCCTTCACTGCACTTTTGATGGATTCTGGCTGATCTTTGAAGAAATCATTCTTAAACACAGTGTCTACGAACTTAACTCTGTCACTTGTTAGAAATCCACCTCTTGTGTATCTGCTAATAGCCGCTTCATAAAGCTTTAAAAACTTCTTTTCCATTAATGATATTTATACTATTTATTATGAGTTTCCTACTTAATTTTTACCATAAATATGTATATGGCATCAATAAATGTAGTCTCCATAAAGAAACCAGAGGAAACATATCAGGGATTCACGTATTCTGACATTAAACTTGACTTGGTATTCAATTATACTATTGATAACGAGCTGTTAAAAAAACATACAATTAAAGATGCAGTCAATAGCTTGGATTATGATGCCATCAAGAACAGCCTGTTCAACCTGTTCACTACCATCCCCGGACAAAAGATTTTAAATCCAGAATACGGAATGAATTTGTCTCAGTTTTTATTTGAGCCTGTGAACCGTGATGGTGGCACTTTAATAGGCACAGAAATATTGACATCAATCAACAAGTACGAGACAAGAGTGAAAGTGCTCTCTGTAAAGGTATTTGCTGATGAAGACAACCACCAATATACTGTTACGTTGATCCTTGCAGTGCCCTTTGTTAATAACACAGCCTTCAAATTGGTCGGAGTATTAAGTAATTCTGGATTCTCTTTCAATAATTAATATGGCAACACAAAATACATTCAACAATTTCAATCTAAACACAGATGGTTATGCTGCATTTGATGCGACATCATTACGCGACTTGATTACCACCAGACTCAATAGCAATACTGTGTTTACTGATCAAAATTTTCTTGGTAGCAACATATCTTCCATCATAGATATTATTGCTTACTCCTACCATGTATTACTTTTCTATCTAAATCAAACAAGTTCTGAGAGCACGTTTACAGGAGCACAACTGTATGAGAATATAAACAAAGTTGTGAAGCTTTTAAATTATAAACCTATTGGAAACCAATCATCAATACTACCATTTGAGGCAACTGCTGGTGTGCAACTAGCGCCTGACACATATACAATTCAGAGGTACTCATATTTTACAGTAAACGGGGTCAATTACTCTTTTAATAGAGATGTTTCTTTTACTAAGAGTTTATCTACTGTGGAATATCTTGAAGATCTGAGCACGCAAAATCTCCTGTATCAAGGAAACTACACTGAATACCCCACATACATTGCCACCGGTGAACCATTTGAAGTTGTAACACTGGTGGCTCTAGACAACACACAAAAAACCGTTAACATAGACCATTTTAACATTGATGTATATGTTAGAGGCAATACTACAAATGAGAGCGCAGCATGGAGCAAATGGGAACCAACTGAATCTTTATTTCTAGAAAGAGGAACTGCATTAAAATATGAAATACGTTTGAATGAAAATGGAATGTATGAGATAAAGTTCGGTAATAACATAAATGGAAGAAGCTTGAACGCTAACGACCAGGTTGCAATCTATTATCTCAAATCTGCTGGTGCTGCTGGTCAAATAGGTCCCAACGTACTGAACGGCAATACACTTTTTAGCTACAATACTGACCGTTTCAATCAGATTAAAACTGATACCACACCTGTAAACCTACAGGTACTAACACAAACTCAAGCAAGTTACATCATCTTTACAAATACCAGCCCTTCAACTAATTACGTAGAAGCTGAATCTGTTGAAAGTATCAAGCAGAACGCACCCAACACATTCAAAAGCCAATACAGATTAATCACTGCAGAGGATTACAAAAACTACCTGGATGCAAATTTCAATAGTATTCTTGGCTCTGTAAAGGTTGTCAATAACTGGGATTATTTAGCCCAACACATCAAATATTATTTTGATATAGGCATAGAGCAACCCAACATGGATTCACGCATTCTTTTCAATCAGGTGAAGTTTTCTGATTCATGCAATTTCAACAACATATATGTGTATGCTGTTCCAAGATTAGAAAAAACAACTTCTCTCACTACCAGGGCAAATTATTTAAACAGCGCACAAAAGCAATTGATAATAAACAATCTTAATAACACAAAAGTAGTAACAGCAGAAATTGTTATAAATGATCCTGTGTATGTTCAAATTGACCTAGGGTTACTAGCCCCAGGTGAAACATTAGATCCTGCTATAAGCGATACCACCTATCTGCAGATAACAAGAAGTGTCACATCAAAGCGTAACCCTGAAGCAATTAAAAAAGAGATTTCAGAAATTTTTAGAAAGTACTTCTCAACAAGTAATGATAATCTTGGATTGTTGATCTCACTTACCAGTCTCACCAATAGAATCAAAGCCATTGATGGTGTTTCTGATATTAAAACCATAAGAACAGTAAATGGCACAACTCTTGAAGTGCCAGGAGTTAGCTTAATGGGATATAATCCTGTTTACCCCTACAAAGATATCAATATTATTGCACAGGATACACAACTACCATTCTTTAAATTTCCTTACCTAAACAATCCACTAGAGTTTATTAATAAAATTCTAGTCATAACCCCATCCCTGCAATTTCTTGAGAGAGAATACTAATGTCATCCGTATACTACACATATGTATTTTACGATACAGTTGGGTATGATGGCAATTCAACTTTAAGCGCCTATACACTGGACATTACACCAATACAGTTTATACCAGATTTTACATCATGCCCTCTATTGTCTGGTGAGACAGTCATATCAAATAAAAAAATTGAGTGGAATTTTGGTGACGGTACATACGCCAATGCACTAACAGCTAGCCATGTCTACAAATGGCCAGGCACCTACAGACCTAAACTGACTATTTTTGATAATAACGGGAGAGCTTATGATAGTTCATATACACCAAACATTATAA